GAAATAGGTATTAATAGATTAAATGCAGTAAGGTTTGCCAATAAAGCAAGTTATGATTTTGAAGGCAGAAGTGTTACCGAAAGCTTTACTATTGATAAATTAGAAGCTGGTCAATATTTTGTATCAGTCAGAGCAAAAAACAGATTGGGGGTGTATTCTGATTTTGCAACAGAAATATTTGAGGTAAAAGGATTTTCTGTTTTACCTGATGTCAATACACCTGCAATTAACTTTGTTACAGAAGAAATTTTTATAACTACACAAGGTTCAGGTGTTAAAGCAAAAGCAATATTAACTTTTGGTGCATCAACTAATTCTGCTTGGGAAGATTTAGGTGTGACTATAGATCATTATGACGTTGAATTTAAAAAATCTACAGAAGCATCTTTTCAAGGTGCTGGAACATCACAAGGAACAAACTTTGAGTTTTTTGATATAGAACCAGCTTTATATGAATTTAGAGTTAGAGCAATAAATACTGTTGGTGTGGCATCAGCATTTTCATCTACTACGCAAAGAATTTATGGTTTGACAGCAGTACCATCTGACGTATCTAATTTTTATCTAAGAGCAGATAGTAATACTGCAACTCTTAATTGGACACCATCAACTGATTTAGACGTAAAGATTGGTGGTAGCTTTGAGATCAGACACTCATCATTAACATCAGGTGCAGTTTGGTCGCAATCTACACAAGTTGGCGAGGCTATATCAGGCATATCCAACCAAGCAGAAGTGCCATTATTGGTGGGTACTTATCTTATAAAAGCTGTTGACTCAACAGGTGTCAAATCTACCAATGCAACATCTGTTGTAAATACAGTCACACCTGATTTATTTCAATCATCAGTTTTTTTGACAAGAACAGAAAGTCCATCTTTTGCTGGTACTAAAACAAATATGGTAGTCGTTGATGACCAATTAAAATTAGAAGCAGACACTTTGTTTGACTCACTAGGTCTAATTGATGAAATTGGTTTAATTGACTCAGCAGGTGGTGTTGATTTATCAGGCAGTTATGAATTTGCTAACATAATTGATACAGGTATATCTGCACAATCTTATAGACTAAGTTCTGCATTTGCTTTTACCACAAGTTCAACAACAGATTTTTTTGATACAAGATCAGGAAATATAGATACTTGGGAGTCTATAGATGCAAATACTTATGATGATGTAGAGGTGCAACTGCAAATAGCCACAACCAATGATGATCCTAGTGGGAGTCCAACATTTAGTGATTTTCAAAATTTTAGAATTGGTAATTATTATGGTCGTGCTTTTAAATTTAAATTATTGGTAACGTCAGGAGATGTAACACATCAAGTTTATGTAACATCTTTGTCTGCAACTTTAGAGGCTTTTCAAAAAATAGACACCAATCAATTAACATCAAGTACAAGTGCTTTGGGTGTTACTTTTGGTGAAGGCTTTTTAGTAACTCCAAAAATTGCTATTACTGCACAGAATATGGCAAGTGGAGATTTTTATGAGATATCAAGTGTGTCCAGCACAGGTTTTACAATTACATTCAAGAACAGTAGTGGTACAATTGTCGCTAGAACATTTGACTATATAGCAAGAGGTTTTTAAATGGCTCAACACGACTATGATATAGCTAATGCAACTGGAGCAAACTTCAGAGCAGACTTAAATAATGCTTTAGATGCAATAGTATCTAACAATTCAGGTTCTTCAGAACCATCAACAAAATTTGCTTATGAATGGTGGATTGATACTTCTAATAATTTGTTAAAGTTAAGAAATTCAGCTAACAATGCTTGGATTACTTTGCCTTTATCAATCACAGCAGACAATGCAACATCAGGTGCTTTAACAGTAAATGGTAATTTAACAACCACAGGCACTTTAGATGTTAATGGTGGTGAAGTAATTTTAGATGCTGATGCAGATACATCAATAACAGCAGATACAGACGATCAAATAGATTTCAGAATTGGTGCTGTTGATGTTGCTACTTTAACAAATAGCCATTTAGTCTTAAAAGGAACTACACCAAAAATTACTATTGGAGATGGTGGTGAAGAAGATACAGCATTAATATTTGATGGTAATGCACAAGATTTTTATATTGGGTTAGATGATAGTGCTGATGATTTAATTATTGGCAAAGGATCAACTGTTGGCACAACACCAGCTTTAACCATTGATGAAAATTTACTTGCTACTTTTGCTGGTACAGTTGCAATGCAAGATAAACTTGGCATTAACACTTCATCTCCTAGTGTAAGAATGGAAATTCAAGAAGGCACAGCATCAACTTATACTGCTTTAATTCAACATATTGGCAATCCCAATTCGGGTCCACCACAAGTGCTAAAATTAGGATTTCAACATACACCTAACAATGGCACTAGCGAATTTGTTAGATGTGTAGATACTCTAAATGGCACACCTGTTGCAAGAGCAATCATAATGTCAAATGGTGGACTGGCAAATTTTCAAGCTAATAATGCTAACTTATCAGACGAAAGGGAAAAGAAAAATATAACTGATGCTGATAATCAGTTAGATAACATTAAAAGTTTATCTGTTAAAGCTTTTCACTATAACGAAGATGCTGACTCTGATGATAAAAAACTAGGCATTATTGCTCAAGATATAGAAAGTTCATTTCCAAATTTAATAACTGATTTCAATAAGTCTGATGAAGAAATTAGAAAAGGTGTAAAAGAACAACAAATTATGTGGATGGCAATTAAAGCAATCCAAGAATTAGAAACAAGAGTAAAAACATTAGAAGGTTGATATGTCAGATATACAAGTTAGAAACGATGATGGCGAGATTGAAGAATACAACAAAGAAGATATGACCCATGAACAAAGAAGTTTATTTGATGATGTCTTAGCTTTGCAAAAAAGATGTATTGAAATAGAACCAATGGCAAGAGAATTTGCAGATAAAAAACAATTGGTTGATCTTAAATCTCAATCATTATTAGAAAGCCTTAGAGGTATAGGAAATGCCAAGAAAGAAAGCGACAGCGAAACCAAGACCAGCGACTAAAAAACCAAATGTCGAACAGGTAGCAAACTCTTTAGATAGGCATGAAAGAGTATGTGAGCAAAAATGGAAAGAGAATTTTAGGAGATTAGACTCTATTGAGTCTGATATCAATACTACCAACAAGAGATTATGGCAGATAGCTGGTATTGTTATTGGTCTATTATCAACCTTAGTTATTAATGCCTTCTTTATGTAGAATGAACCTTGAGCAATACTATGTTGAAATTTCAATATTTTTAGCAAGTGTCTTAGGTGGTCTTGCTCTTAAAGATTATTCTGTATCATTTATCAAAGGTCTAAAATTCAAACTTAACTCACAATTCAAAGAAGGCGATAAGGTCTTATTAGATGGCGAACAAGCCATGATAATTAAAATAGGCATGGGTACTACTGTCTTTGGTGTTTATGGTCGTGATGGCTATACATGGCGTTATATCAGCAATACCAAAATAGAAAGCCTTAAATTAGAAAAGATAGTTGATAAAGATTTACACCAAGACTCTGCTTATGAAAAGCGACAAAAACTAAAAAACATATTAGAGGGTAAGGATATTGATTGATCTTTACAATGATGATTGTCTAAAGGTTTTGCCAACACTTAAAGAAAAATCAATAGATTTTGTTTTGACAGATTTACCTTATGGGACAACAAACTGTAAGTGGGATGAAGTCATTTCTTTTGATTTAATGTGGAAAGAAGTTCAAAGATTAATTAAAGATAAAAGTGCAGTTGCTTTGTTTGGAAGTGAGCCTTTTAGTAGTTCTTTAAGAATGTCTAATATAAAATGGTTTAAATATGATTGGATATGGGAAAAACAAAAGGCATCAAATTTCATGTCTTACAAATATAGTCCATTAAAGTATCATGAAATTATTTCTATATTTTCCAAGACAACTCACAATTATTATCCGCAAAGATATAAGGTTTTAGAACTAAATGAAGTTTTAAAATATGATAAAAAACAAATGAAAAGTCTTTTTCAAAATAAAGATTACGATAGATTTGGTACAGTTGATAGAAGAAAAAATAGAAATGACATGGCAGTTAATAAAGAATATTTAGGTACAGATATTTCAAGAACAAGATATAAAGATGATGGTTATAGAAGTCCTAAAAGTGTGTTAAAAATTAATAAACAATCACAAACAAACGTACATCCAACACAAAAACCAGTAGCTTTATTAGAATACCTAATAAAAACTTATACAAATGAAAACGATACAGTTTTAGATTTCACAATGGGTTCTGGGAGTACAGGCGTTGCTTGTAAAAATCTTAATAGAAATTTTATAGGTATTGAACTTGATAAGAATTATTTTAATATAGCTAAGAAAAGGATAGATGAGGTACAGACATGATTGATAAATTTTTTAAACCAATAAGCGATCTAATCGGTAAAGCCAT